ATCATGAAGTGCAAATGGCAAGATCAGATTTATACAAAGCGGCAAAATATTCAATTAAACTGCACGAAATATTAAAAAATGTTTCAGAAGAACAAGGCTTAGAAGGTTGGGTAGCGGCTAAGATTACCAAAGCGGCAGACTATTTGAGTTCTGTTAAACACTACATGGAATATGAAATGATGCCTCAAAACAACGTTGAATTACCAGTAGAACCTAAAACTGAACCAGTTGAAGACGCAGTTGATTACAAAGAGTCATTAGCAAACAAATTACAGAATAAATTAAAAGAGTCTACAAAAACTTGTAAAGATTGTAACAAACCAACATGGGAAACACTGGATGAAGCAGAAAAGCAAAAAGGTGTTGACGGTAAAGTGTGTTGGAAAGGCTACAAAAGAATGGGCACCAAGAAAAAAGGTGGCAAAACAGTAGACAACTGCGTTCCAATCAAGAAAAAATAAAAATCCAATAAATACACACAGTTATTTTAAACCATGAAAGGGCTGTGTCTTGAATTTTGTTGCAAATATTCCATATACAAAATGTTGGGTTCGTAAAGAATACTTACACGACCTTGAGAAAGGTCATGGCGAATTCGTTGAGGCAGTAGTTATTGCTGTCAAATCAGTGCAAGGCAGAGCATTAATGTTTGAAGCATACCTTCCAGAATATGGTGCTTGTTTCGACAAGTTTCCTTTATCCGCATTTGTATGGCGTACAGACATCAAAGAAGAAGAACAATTACCACTTGGCACATTAGAACTTTGGGATAGTTTCAGTAGCAATATCCAAGTGTGGACAAAATCCATGCTTAAAAATTGTGATGTAGAAATTATGTTAAAGGGTGGTGGCAGAATAAAAGGCGAATACCTTTTCACAATAGATGCTTGCCACGGTGATGCAAACTCTGTGAACACTGGAGTTTCAGAAGTACCAAGCGAACACAAACAGCACAATTTTGGTAGACTTATCAATGGTCAATACTTTGCACAACCAAACAATAGAATGCTTTGGTTCGAACAATCATTGACTGCATCAGAACTAAAAAGACCAGACTTCCAAGTTAGTACCAAAGAGTTTTTCTGTGAAAACGAAAGCACAGTAACTTTTGGTGATTCAAACGATTATTTCTACGAAGAAAAAGACAGCCCAGCCAAAAAATAGACTTGACTTTATCATAAGAATTAAGTACAATAAGTATTATTAATTTTTAAAAAGGTAAAGTATTTTATGATAGAAGGATTCAAAATCCCAAAAGTAACATTCAGAGTGAGAACAGGCGATGCAGTTGAAACAGACGACGGTTGTGCAATTGGTGGAGAATGGCATAACGCAACAACTGATTCATATTTCAAAGATAAAAGAGTAGTAATTTTTAGTTTACCAGGAGCATTTACTCCTACGTGTTCAAGTCAGCAACTACCAGGTTTCGAAAAAGAATACAATAACATTAAAGGTATGGGTGTTAATGAAATATATTGTGTGTCAGTGAATGATTCATTTGTAATGAATGCATGGGCAGATAGAATGAATATAAAAAACGTAAAAATGATTCCAGATGGATCTGGAAACTTTACAAGATTTATGGGTATGCTTATTGGTAAAAATCATTTAGGCTTCGGAAATAGAAGTTGGAGATACATGGCAGTTATAAATGACGGCGTTGTAGAAAAATGGTGGCAAGAGCCAGGCATAAACAATGAAGGTATAGACGATGACCCATACATTGAATCTACGCCAGATAATATGATTGAGTATCTAGACCAAGAATTTAAAACAGGAAATTATGGAGATTACTCAGGCATAGTCCATAGTAATATATAAAAGGAGAAAAAGATGGAACTAAAAGAAAGTAAAACAGCACAAAACTTAAAAGATGCATTCTCAGGTGAAAGCCAAGCAAACAGAAGATATCTTTACTTTGCTCAAAAGGCAGACATCGAAGGAGCACCAGATGTTGCCGCAGTATTTAGAAGCACAGCAGAAGGTGAGACAGGACACGCACACGGACATCTAGAATACCTAGAAGAAGTTGGAGATCCAGCAACAGGTGAAAAGATGGGTGAAACAGAAGATAATCTTAAATCTGCAATCAAAGGTGAAACACATGAGTACACAGATATGTACCCTGGTATGGCAAGAACTGCTAGAGACGAAGGCTTTGAAGAAATTGCTGATTGGTTTGAAACACTAGCAAAAGCAGAGAAGTCACACGCAGGTAAATTTCAAAGAACACTAGACTCATACAAAGGAGAATAATATGTCAGCAAGAACATACGGTCCAGAAGAACAAGCAAAACTGAAAAGGATCATCGACGAAGGAGCCAATGTGCTTTCTGAAGTTGAAGATTTAAGTTCAGGTTTGAAAGACACTGTGAAAGCGGTTGCCGAAGAATTAGAAGTTAAACCATCACTGATTAACAAAGCAATTAAGATTGCTCATAAAGGTGAATGGCACAAATATTCAGACGACTTTGATTCGTTAGAAAACTTGATTATCGCAGTTGGCAAAGACAAATAAAATAATCAGATACTTCGAAGAGTCATACAAGCAAGACAAGTTATGCTTCTGGTTGGAAATGATCAGTACAGTTGTAAACATTGTTGCAAGTATGACGTTGGCACTTAATGCCACAGATCCCGATATGCGTATTGTCTATCCATTTTTCATAATAGGTTCAGCATTAGCCATATTCACTTTTTACAGAAGAAAATTAGTCTGGCCCACAATGTTGGTTAGTTATTTCCTTTGCATGAATATTCTTGGGTTTGGTATAGCAATGAGGTACTGGTAATGAAGTATATGGTTGACATCGATAACACAATTTGCTATAATAAAGATAGCAATTACGAACAAAGTCAACCCGATATGGAACGGATTGCAAAGTTGAACAAACTGTTTGATGAAGGACATGAACTCCATTATTGGACAGCAAGAGGTGGTAATTCTGGAATAGACTGGACAGAACTTACCAACAAGCAACTTAACGATTGGGGAGTAAAACACACTTCAATCAATATGAAGAAACCGGTATATGATGTTTGGGTTGATGATAGAGCAGTAAACATAAAGGACTTTTTTAATGAGAATTGATTATAACATACATTTAGATTATTCAGACGTATTGCTACAACCTAAAAGATCCACATTAAATTCAAGACGTGACGTTGACATTTTAAGAAAATTTAAATTTAGAAACAGTGGTAAAGAATTATCATATGTTCCTATTGTAGCATCCAATATGGATGGTGTAGGAACTTTTTCTATGGCAAGAGTACTACAAGAATATAAAATGCTTACAGTAATTAGAAAGCATTATACATTAGATGATTGGAAGCAGGCGGCAGGCACAGGACTTAAATTTAAATATGTTTCTGCCTGTGTAGGCACTGGAGCAATACACAACGAAGATGCTACAGATTACCAAACATTAAAACAAGTGATGTCATCATTTCCTGATATACCTTGTATAACAATTGATGTTGCGAATGCTTATCATGAATCATTTGTAGACTTTGTAACAAAAATTAGAGAAGAATATCCAGAAAAAATAATCATTGCTGGCAATGTTGTGACGCCAAACATGACTGAAGAATTAATTATAAAAGGTGCTGACATTGTTAAAGTTGGTATAGGTCCAGGCAGTGTATGTACTACAAGAACACAAACAGGAGTTGGGGTTCCACAGTTTTCAGCAATTATGGAATGTTCAGATGCCGCAAATGGTGTTGGTGGTCATATTATTGCAGACGGAGGTTGCACACAACCAGGTGATGTTGCAAAAGCATTAAGCGGTGGTGCACATTTTGTTATGCTAGGTGGAATGTTAGCAGGACATGATGAATCAGAATTAGAGTTAAAAGATGGTAAAAGAGTGTTTTATGGCATGGCTTCACAGACAGCATTAAACACACACGGACAAAGAAAAGACGGATACAGAGGCGTAGAAGGCAAAACAGTAACACTAGAAGATAAAGGCCCAGTCAGAGAGACTGTTGAACAAATATTAGGTGGAGTAAGAAGCACTTGTACTTACATTGGAGCAAGAAGAATTAAAGATATGCCAAAAGCGGCACACTTTGTTAGAGTGAACAATGTAATCAACAGAGTATTTGACAGATATGAAAAAAATTGATCAAACTTTAAAATGGATTGCTACATTTACTTTAATTGTAGGAACGTTCGTTAACGCAGGTTTTCCAGAACTTTATCCAATAGGACCAATACTTTTAGCAATGGGCGGAGTAGTTTGGTTAATTGTTTCATTAATTTGGAAAGAACCTGCACTAATAACAACAAATTTAGTATTGACAATTACCGGTTTAGGTGGTATACTGTTATATTATTTGCGTTAGGCTCAATCAGCCACAAGTGATTATTTGGTATTTTGTCAGCCACAAATGACAAAAAGGAGAACAAATGAGTTACATAGACGGATACTTTGACAGAAATTCTGATATCATAAGAGTCGTTGAACGACAAAACAAAGAAAGAATATTCAAAGAATATCCAATCAAATATACATTCTATCATGAAGATCCAGGCGGCAAGTTTAAAAGTACCACAGGCAAACCTTTAAGTAGAATTGTTTCCAAGAACACAAAAGATTTTCATAAAGAACTTGCAATTAATAGAAACAAAACATTATTCGAATCAGATATAAATCCTATCTATCAATGTTTAAGTGAAAACTATTTGAATCAAGATGCACCTGATTTGAATATAGCATTTTTTGATATTGAAGCAGACTTTGATCCTGAAAAAGGATTTAGTCAACCCAGCGATCCTTTCATGCCAATCACAGCAATCACAGTTTCATTACAATGGCTAGGCACTATGGTTACGTTTGCTATACCACCTAAAACAATGGACATAACAGAAGCCAAAGAACTTACAAAAGGCATAGAAAATGTGTATCTTTACAAAGACGAAGCAGATATGCTCAAAGCATTTTTAGATATCATTGAAGATGCTGATGTAATATCAGGATGGAATTCAGAAGGTTATGACTTACCATACATCATAAACAGAATTAAAAAAGTAATGAGCAAAGATGACACAAGACGTTTGTGTTTGTGGAAACAAATGCCTAAGAAAAGAACTTTTGAAAGATATGGTAGAGAACAAGAAACATATGACTTGGTTGGTAGAGTGCATTTAGATTCACTAGAACTTTACAGAAAATACACATATGAAGAAAGACATTCTTATAGACTAGATGCTATTGGTGAACATGAAATAGGTGAAAAGAAAACTGTGTATGAAGGCAGTTTGGATCAACTTTACAATCAAGACTTCAGAACATTTATAGAATACAACAGACAAGACGTTGCACTGTTGGATAAAATGGATCAAAAGTTAAAATTTATAGCACTATCAAATGAACTGGCACACGCCAATACAGTATTACTTCAAACTACTCTAGGAGCAGTTGCAGTTACAGAACAAGCAATTATAAATGAAGCACACAGACGAGGAGTACAAGTACCCAACAGACCAAAGAGAGAAGAAAATTCAACAACTGCCGCAGGTGCTTATGTGGCATATCCAAGAAAAGGATTACATAGTTGGATAGGATCAATGGATATTAATTCACTATACCCTTCTGTAATTAGAGCCTTGAACATGGCTCCTGAATGTGTAATGGGACAACTGAGACCAACATACACAGATGACTATATTGAAGAACAAATAACGTTGCAAAAAAAATCATTTGCTGGTGCATGGGAAAATCATTTTGGATCATTAGAATATGATGCTGTAATGGAAAAAAGAAAAGATATCAGTATTAATGTAGACTGGGAAGATGGCAAATCAGATGTTATGAGTGGTGCTGAAATTTACAAAATGATATTCGAAAGTAACAATCCAATGATGATAAGTGCAAACGGAACAATATTTACAAGCGAGTTTGAAGGTGTAATACCTGGACTACTTGCACGTTGGTATAAAGAAAGAAAAGATATGCAGGCTATGTTGAAGAAAGCCAAAGAAGCAAAAAACGATGCAGAAATAGAATTCTGGGATAAAAGACAACTTGTTAAAAAGATTAACCTAAACAGTTTGTATGGTGCTATTCTTAATCCTGGTTGTAGATTCTTTGATAAACGTATTGGACAATCAACTACACTGTCAGGTAGACAGATATCTAAACACATGGCATCCAAGATCAATGAAGTGATAACAGGTGAATACAACCATGTTGGTAAAGCAATGATATATGGTGATACAGATTCAGCATACTTTTCAGCATATGAAGTATTGAAAAAAGAAATAGACGAAGGAAAAATTCCTTGGACTAAAGAAAGTGTTGTAAAATTGTATGATCAAGTGGCAGGTGAAGTGAACAATTCATTTAAAAAGTTTATGGGACAAGCATTTCATTGTATGAGATCAAGAGCAGAAGTTATTCAAGCAGGTAGAGAAAGTGTGGCAACATCAGGTTTGTTTATTACAAAGAAAAGATATGCCATATTGATATATGACTTAGAAGGATTCAGAACTGATCAAGACGGAAAAAGTGGCAAAATTAAAGCAATGGGACTAGATTTAAAAAGATCAGATACTCCTGTTTATATTCAAAGTTTTTTATCTGAATTATTATTAATGGTGCTGAACAATAACACAGAAGAACAAGTGTTGGATAAAATCACACAATTCAGAAATGAGTTTAAAACTAGACCTGGCTGGGAGAAAGGATCTCCACGTAGAGCAAACAACATAGGCGAATATGCTAAAAAAGAAGCACGTCAAGGTAAAGCAAATATGCCTGGACACGTTAGAGCAAGTATCAACTGGAACACACTTAAACGTATGAACAGCGACAAGTATTCACAAGAAATTATGGATGGCATGAAAGTAATTGTATGTAAATTGAAAAAGAATCCATTGGACTTTACTAGTGTTGCATATCCTGTAGACGAATTGCATATTCCACAATGGTTTAAAGAATTGCCATTTGATGATGCTACAATGGAAAGCACAATAATTGATAACAAATTAGGCAACTTGCTTGGAGTATTAGGTTGGGATATCAAGTCAACTGAAAGCAAAAATACATTTAACAACCTATTTGATTTTGGAGGATAGATGGCTGTACACGGAATGATAGATTTAGAAACATTAAGCACCAGACCAGATGCTACTGTATTGACATTGGGTGCTATAAAGTTTGATCCTTACACAGATTCAGAACCACACGCAGGATTGTACCTACGAGTAGATGTAGATGAACAAAGTGAATTAAGTCGACACGTTGATGAAGGCACTTTAGAATGGTGGGGTCGACAAGATGAAAAAATTAGAGATGAAGCACTAGGAGATGAAGATAGAGTTTCATTAAACAGTATGGTAAAACAATTAAACAAATGGTGTGTAGGCATAGACGAATTATGGTGCCAAGGTCCACTTTTTGATTACGCCATATTACAGAATTTGTATGCTCAATTGGGACAACCAGTCCCATGGAACTATTGGCAAATTAGAGATTCAAGAACTCTATTCAATATGTTACCAAAAGATCCAAGAAAAGACATACAAATGTCACTACACAACGCATTGGCTGATTGTTATTTTCAAGCCAAAAGTGTGCAGAAGGCTTATAAACATTTTGGAGTGAAATCAAGATGGAACAATTAGTCATTGACTTTTCGTCAAAACCTAAATATAATGTAATAAACAGGAGAATAATAATATGAAAGACATCTTACAAGACATCGTTGCACATACACATTCGCTAGGATTTCTTAGCCTTGTAAAAGTAAGCAATGAAGAACAAACAAAAATAGAAAGTATGGCTGAAGACAGATCAGTTATTCTTTCAGCAAACACAAATAATAAAGTAAATGAATTTGATGGTGTATTTGGTATGCCTAATTTAGACAAATTGGCTTTGCACTTGAAATGTCCAGAGTATCAAAAAGAAGCAAAGATCGAAGTTAAGTCAGCAGAGAGAAATGGCAAAACTATTCCAACGCATATTCACTTTGAAAATGCAGGTGGTGATTTTAAAAATGATTACAGATTTATGAGTACTGAAATTATTAATGAAAAATTAAAATCTGTTAAATTTAAAGGATCTAATTGGGATATTGATTTTGAACCTAAACTTGCGGCAATACAAAGATTAAAATTACAGGCGGCGGCACACGTTGAAGAAACTGTGTTTACTGTGAAGACAGAAAATAATACATTGATGTTTTATTTTGGTGATGCTAATTCACACGCAGGATCATTTGTATTTCAATCTGATATAACAGGTGAATTAAAAAACACTTGGAGTTGGCCGATACAACAAGTAATCAGTATTTTAAGTCTTGATGGGAAAGTTAAAATGAGTATTTCTGATCAAGGAGCAATGCAGATTACAGTAGATAGTGGAATTGGTGAATACAATTACATATTGCCTGCACAAACAAAGTAGTATATGGATAAGAAGATACCAACTGATAATCTAACTGAAAAGCAGAAAGACTATGCAACTTTTCTTCCTGCATTAAGCAGTTTTTATGCTAGGGATCTTGGTAAAGCAAGACATCAAGAAGACTACATAAAACCTGAAAGAGTACCTCAAAACTTTGAACATGGTGTTGAAGGAATGAATTATATGAGTTCCAAAGACACTTATTTCTATTACAAGTGGCATTTATATTCGGCGGGTCATGCTGATTTGAATATGGATCACTTTTCTGTAAGAGACGATATTATTAGAAATAGAGACAGAAAAGACAATTGGGTACTTGGCGATTCAGGTGGTTTCCAGATTGGTAAAGGTGTTTGGGAAGGTGATTGGAAAGATTCTAATTGTCCTAAGGCTAAAAAGAAACGTGAACAAGTGTTGGCGTTTATGGATGGTAATATGGACTATGGTATGATATTGGATATACCTGCTTGGGTATCTCGTTCTCCTGCGGGTGCGGCGGCAAGTAAAATCAGTTCATATCAAGAAGCAGTTGATGGTACAAAAATTAACAACGACTATTTTATGAAAAATAGAAATGGTAATTGTAAGTTTTTAAATGTACTGCAAGGTGAAAACTTCCAACAAGCAGACGATTGGTACACACAAATGAAAGACTATTGTGATCCAAAGATACATCCTAGCACACACTTTAATGGTTGGGCAATGGGTGGTCAGAATATGTGTGATATACACTTGGCATTGAAACGTCTAGTGGCTTTAAGATTTGACGGCTTACTAGAAAAAGGTGTACATGATGTGATGCACTTCTTAGGTACAAGTAAATTAGAGTGGGCAGTGCTACTAACAGATGTTCAAAGAGCAATTAGAAAGTATCACAATCCAAACTTTATGATTACATTTGATTGTGCTTCACCTTTTTTAGCAAGTGCAAACGGACAGATATACACTGATATTGAAATTGAAGACAAAAAGAAATGGACTTATAGAATGCAACCAAGTGTTGATAATAAAGATTTCTCAACTGAAACAAAATTGTTTAGAGATGCTGTATTAGAAAAAGGCATCTTTAATAATTTTTTAGACAGTGCAGTTAGCAAAAGATTAATGCTGAAAGATGTCACTTGTTACAAGCCTGGTGATTTAAACAAAATGGGTAACGAAGGTAAAACTTCTTGGGACTCATTCAGTTATACACTACAAATGGCACACAATGTTTGGACACATATTTCAGCAGTACAAGAAGCAAATAGAAAATATGATGCTGGTTTAAATCCTAAAATGCTGGTTGAAGAAAAATTTGATAGAATTGCTTTTAGAGATATTGTAAATGCTATATTTGCCACAAGCAGTAGAGATGAGGCAAACATGGTAATCGAAGAGTTTTCAAGATTCTGGATGTCAATTATTGGCACTAGAGGTGCAACAGGTAAAAAGACTGTGAACGCAAGTACACAGTTTTCTAATCTATTTGAGGAGGGATAAAATGGCAAATAAAAGTAAAAAAGTAAAAGCAATCGAGAAAGAGTACCACTGGTACAAAGGAAAAGTAGACCAAATGGAATCAGAACGTTCATATGATAGATCATGGGACGGCAAACAACTACTTTTAAAATTTAAAAAAATGAAACTGTTTTTGAAAACACAGTTAAAGAAAATGCAGGAAACACTATAAGCAATGAAAAGTTTGGTTGTTGGATTAGGATTCGGACAGTTATACGTCAACATTCTTAAAAGAATGGGACATGAAGTTATCACTGTGGATATAAATCCTGATTCTAATGCAGACTTCACAGAACTTACAACAGCCATATCTGCTCACAACTCATTCGATACTGCTCATGTATGTGTACCTAATCATTTACACTACAAGACAGCATTAAAATTAGCAGATCATACAAAGATTGTGTTTGTAGAGAAGCCAGGTGTAGAAACAATTAATCACTGGCGATTGCTTACGAACCTAAATAAGTCAACAAGATTTATGATGACAAAGAACAATCAGTGGAGAAACAATATCAAACAGATAGCAGAAAATTGTGAAGCAAGTGATATGATACAGATTAATTGGGTAAACAAAAATAGAATTCCAGGACCTGGAACATGGTTTACAGATAAGAGCAAAGCATTTGGTGGTGTGAGTAGAGATCTGTTACCTCACTTAATGAGTATAATGATGTCTGTAAACAAAAACACGTATCAAGATTTTAAAGTCCAAAAGTATCACACAGAGCAAAGATGGAACTTGTCGGATTGTACAGGCACAGATTATGGTGTTGTCAATGAAAATGGAGTTTATGATGTAGATGATTCAGCCACTATGGAATTGACAGATGGTAACAAAACCTATATACTGTATGCTAATTGGAAAAATAACTTACACGATGACATGGCTATACATTTTTACAAAAACGGAGAATCGCATTTAGAATCAATATCTTTAGGATTATGTCCAGAACAAGCATATGAAGAAATGATTAAAAACAGTTTGATACATCTAGAAGATGATATTTTCTGGAACAATCAATTAGAACAAGATTTATACATACAGGAAAAAATTAATGACAAAAGTAAAGATATTATACACTGAAGGTAAAGGTGAATTCAAAGAAGGTGAATTTGAAGTGCCTGATATTAAACCTGATCAAATAAAAGTAAAAAGCATCTATACAGGTGTATGTAGAAGTGATATAGATATGATGAACGGTGACTTTGGTCCACTTCCTTTGAGTATGCAAGGTCATGAAGGTTTAGGTGAAGTATTAGAAATAGGCAGTGAAGTAAAAGACATTGACGTAGGAGATTATGTTGCAACAAGAGGTGAACCTGCTTATGCTGATCAATACAATGCTGATAAAGGAACTTATGTTAGTGTTCCTGAAGCAGACCCTAAATACATCATAGAACCAGTTGCTTGTGGTTTGAATGTAGTAATGCAAGAAGAAGATCAATTTGAAAAACGCAATAGCAAAGATGCAAGAATTGCCATTATAGGCAGTGGGTTTCTATCTTGGGTAGTATATCAATACTTAACTGCCAACTATTTCTTTCAAATAGATGTAATAGGCAGTCACAACAAAGAACGTTGGGGGAAGAGTTTGAAAGATAACTTTGAAGGCACTTATGATATTGTGATTGATTTAAACACTAGAGATGAAGTGTTTGTAAGAGATATCGTAAAACCACAAGGATTAATTGTGCTAGGTGCAGAAAAAACAAACAAAATTACAACATCATTTAGCAAATTGTTATGGAATGCTGTCACTGTTATATTTCCGTCTCCTAGACAAAAAGATTTTCAAAGATGTATGAAGACAGCAGTGAACATGGTTGAAAAGGGTGCATTGAATATAGATAAATTTTGGAGTAAAGGATATGATAGAAAAACTGAATGGCAAGATGCTTTTAAAGAAGGTAATCAAAGAATGCCAGGATACAGCAGAGGATATATAGAATGGCTTTAGACACAGCAAAAAGGAAACAGGTAATATATTTCACAGGTACAGAAATAGAAAACACAGTAGCAAAGGGTTGGCAGACATTATTTGTGGTAGGTGTTAGACCCGCTGAAGAAATTGAAAAATTGGCAACTGAACACAAAGCAAAGCACATATACTTTGGAACAAGTCAAAGTTTCATTGTTAATTCTGAAGAAGATTTAAAACCTTGGTATGACATGATTAAATCATTGTTAGATAAGGATTTTTGGATTACTCTTGATTTTGGTATAGAATATATGGAACAAGTTACTCAAACAGGATTAATGAGTTATAAAAAGTTTATTCCAATGATAAGTGCCAAAATTCCAAACATTTACAAAGTAAATGGTAATGCTACTCTTAAAATAGATGATGTGACGTGGGGGCATTCAAACACAGGTGTTTGGAGTAGAAATCTTAATGAAATTACAAAAGATATGCACTATACAGATTGGAAAGAATATGTGGGGGACACAGTAATTGACGTTGACACAGACGAATAAAATTGCTATAATTAATTATGAATAAAAAAACATTTATATGGGTAACATTTAAAAAAGAAGGCATTCATAAATATCCTGCGGCATTGGATGATCCAAAGTTAGCAACAGGTGATGAATATGATGTATCATTTTTAGGATATCCTCACAGACATATATTTCATTTTAAAGTAGAAATAGAAGTATTTCACGATGATCGAGACATCGAATTTATTCAATTCAAAAGATGGTTAGAAAAACTGTATGCAGAAAAAACTTTACAGTTAGATTATAAATCTTGCGAAATGATAAGTGATGATCTATATGAAACAATTACTAAAAGATATCCAGGTAGAGAGATTATCATCAACGTTAGCGAAGATGGTGAGAATGGTAGTGAAACCATCTACCATGTCGAGGGTTAGTCCTTGACATACGTGTTCGGCATTATTGCTTTTGTTTGTCTGATAGGGTATAGTATTACTATGCCTCATCCATTGACAGGCAATGGCAATGAAATGCTGAGTGACATTTGCTTTATGTCATTCATAGCATTTGCCGGATTAAGTTTTATTTTTAATATGGAAAACAAATGACAGTTTATATTGTAGATTTAGAAGCAGTTGACACAAGGTACACGAAAGAGTGGAAGTACAACCTTCCTAAACAACTCAAACGTGCTACTAATTTAGATGTTGTATCTATCAGTGGTGGCGATACTCCACAAGCAACTACACCTGGAGCATTTTTAAACTTTGGTGGTACTAATGTTTACAAAGCCAATCAAATGCAACAAATAGGTAAACTATTCTGCGATGGAAAAATAAAAGATGGCGATTACTTCTTGTACACAGATGCATGGAATCCAACTGTACTACAATTAAAGTACATGGCAGAACTGTTAAAAGTAAAAATTAAAATAGGTGGTATGTGGCACGCCGGTTCATATGATCCACAAGACTTTTTAGGCAGATTGATTGGAAGTGCAGATTGGGTTAGAAACACTGAACAAGCAATGTTTGATGTGTTTGATAATAATTTTTATGCCACAGACTTTCATATTGATTTATTCTGTGAAACATTTACAAAAGCAGAACAGTATGTAGGTTTAAATGCTCCAAAAGGTAACAAGGTATGTAGAGTAGGTTGGCCCATGGAGTACATGGAACACACTTTGGATATGTATCAGAACATGGATAAGAAAAATATTATTCTTTTTCCGCACAGAATGGCTCCTGAAAAGCAACCTGCTATATTTCAAGATTTAAAAAATTCTTTACCACAATATGAATTTATTACGTGTCAAGAAAAGCCTTTAACTAAAAATGAATATCACAACTTACTAGGTCAAGCAAAATTAATGTTCTCTGCTAATTTACAGGAAACATTAGGTATCAGTTGGTATGAAGGTGCTATACTTGGAGTTATTCCAATGATGCCTGACAGATTGAGTTATAAAGAAATGGCACTAAATGAATTCTTATATCCAAGCGATTGGACCGAGAATATGGAAACTTACAAAAAAAATAAAAAACAGTTAATGGCAAAGATTGAAGACTACATGGAAAATTATTCGAAATATGCTCCTGCTGTTTTAAAACAAAAAACAAAACTGAGAGATCAATATTTTTCAGGTAACAAACTATATGGAGTAGTATCAAATGGCTAAAAAAGGTTTATCATCACCAGTACCACAAAATCATCTAGCATCGAATGGTGTATATGTTTTGATGGAAGAAATTACAATGGAATCTTGTAGAAATTGTTTAACGTGGATTATGAATCATAATCTAGCAGAAACAAGACTTCCACAATTAACTTTAATTATTAATTCACCAGGTGGCGATGTTCACGCCGCATTTGCATTAATTGACACAATGAAAGCAAGTACTATACCAATTAAAACTGTGGGATTAGGATTAATTGCTTCGTGTGGATTTTTATTATTCATAGCAGGGAAAAAAGGCTCAAGAATATTAACACCCAACACTGCAATACTATCACACCAATACAGTTGGGGCAGTGCAGGAAAAGAACATGAACTGTATGCAAGAGTTAAAGAGTTTGAATTGAGCACAAATAGAATGATAGAACACTACAAAAAATGTATTGGTATGAGCGAGAAGCAAATAAGAGAAATTTTACTTCCACCGCAAGACGTTTGGTTATCTGCCAAAGAAGCAAAGAGACTTAAAATTTGTGACAAAGTAGAAGAGTTATACTAATGCGTGAAGACTTGATGGTGCAACAACAAGTTTCAAACACTTGGCAACACATGGTGGGTGTTATTTGCTTGAATCAAACTAATCGTAAACAAGTCAAAGCAGTACTGCCTAAACTGTTTAAAAAATGGGCAACGCACACAGAACTTCTCAGTTCTGCAAACATTTCTGATCTTGAGAAAATACTCAAGCCATTAGGAATGCAAAAAAGGAAAGCAGAAAGAATATACAGAATGAGTCAACAATTTAGCGGTTGGAACGGTGATGATGCCACAGAGTTATACGGCATAGGCAAATACGGTTCAGACAGTTATAAATTGTTTTATAAAAATGAAGTACCAACGAATGTTGGTGATCATGAACTTAATAGATATATCATAGAGGAGTTAAATTTATATGGCGAGTAAAAAAGATAAAGACGAAGTTAAAGAAGTATGGAGTGTTAGTGAAGATTCTCTGTCACCAGGCATTGCAGGTCCATCAGAAAGTATTACAATAAATTACGAAATGGATCCTATGGGAGTTACACCTTCAGGTATGATAGGAAGTGCACCGCTAGACTTTGGAGAAGATGCAGGTAAAGGTTTTGAAAATATGACATTTAAAGATTACTTACCTGGTAAACCTTTTGAAGACACAGTACCAACTTTAGAAACTATAGATAAAGTGTGTGACGATTATCCTTCATTACAAATAGCATACGAAAAATTCAAGAACGTTTGGAGAATCTGTTATACAGATTACTGTTCTAAAAACCCAGATGAGGAGAACTATTAATGGACAATAAAGTTTATTTTACAATGATACAGATTCGAAACGGTATGGATAAAATCTGTGAGCAAATGGGTAAAGATGGATTTGAACCTGACCTTGTTATGGGTATTAACAGAGGTGGATGTATTCCGGGTGTGTATATGAGTCATCGATTACATATACCACATGAAGCATTAGATGTTAGATTGAGAGATCATAAAGCAAAACCAGATTTACGTAATCTAGAAAAAGCCTATGCATTTCAAAAAAAAATATTGATAATAGACGACATTAATGATTCTGGTAATACATTCAAATTCATTCGTGAAAATTTTGGTGGAGAAGATAGAGTAAAAACAGCCGCAATCATACACAATGAGCCAAGCAAGTTTGACACATTAGATTATTGGTGCTATAATATAAACAAAGAGGAAAATCCGCAGTGGATTGTATTTCCTTGGGAACAGTGGTAATGATAAAAGTAGACACATTAGAAAAAGCAAGAGAAGATGGCAGAGCACCTTGGACTGACGTTGTATATGATTTTAAAGATATGATGTGGTACAATGACGGATATCCAGTTACAGAAGGACATTCTTTAATAGTGCCTAAAGAAGCAACACAAGAAAGACTTATTAGATGTGTTGAACTTGCAATTAAAATAGGCAATGACAATGTTGCCAAAGGTGTTGTTGACGGATACAATGTTGGGATCAATGTTGGTGAAGCGGCAGGACAAACTGTGATGTATCCACACGTTCATCTTATTCCTAGGAAAAAAGGTGATTGTGAAAATCCCAAAGGTGGTGTAAGGAATGTTATACCAGGCAAAGGGGATTACACAAAAAATGAATAATGAACCATTTATCAAAGTTTATGATGATCTAATACCTGCTTATTTGCAAGATCATCTTGAGTTAATTACATTAGGTGTTAAAAGCAAGGGTGAAGAGTTTATTGATCCCAGTGTTGATTTTAAATGCAAATATGAAGTAACTGCTAAAGAAACAAATCAACCGCCATTAAGTTTTGTACATTTGCTTAAATCACATACATCAATCAGTAAACATCTTGATAATTTCGGAATGGTGGCTCAGGCTTTGTGCAATGTAAATGATTTAATATTGCAAAATATTATGTTAGCAAGAGTGTTTATCACAGTGCCACACCAAACAGATTTAAAACATTATGCACCTCACATTGATATAGAAGTTGAACACATGGTTGTGATTTATTTTATTAATGATGCTGATGGTGATACAGTATTTTTTGACAATGATGGAAAAATTATAAAATCAGTTGAACCAAGAAAAGGTAGAGCAATTATCTTTGATGGTAAAATAAAGCATGGAGGCGGTATTCCTAAAAACGGCCCACGTTGTATTGCAAACTTTGATTTAAAGGTAAAACAATGAGTAGAACACTTTTTATAGGCGATAGCCACACAGTAGGATATAAGACCATTGAAGGAAAAATTGGTCCTGGCAGTTTTACGTTCTGGAACGAAAACAATTATGCAGTAAAATATTCTGAAATACACAACAAGGATATTGTAATTTATGCACAACCTGGTGCAACAAATAATCTATACACAACTTGGTTGGCTAATATGTTTTCTAAATACAATGATATAGATGAAGTGTTTATATGTTTGGCTCCGTTGAACAGAATAGAATTAAGTTTCGATCCTGATTTAAAGCATGAAGCAGATCCATTAGATCAATTTACATACGAACATCCAGAGTCAACTGAAAATGTTAGAAAATTTTCTGATCAACCTGTGGCAGGAAACACTGTGCAAATATTACAAAAGCCTGTGGGAGATGATTATAAAAAGATACCAAGCATTGGATTTTCAGCAGACCATGGATTAACGTCACCCGATTTAAGAAAAGATTCTTATATGTCTGTGAAACTGTTTTATGAATGCAATACAGTGATAGAAAAAAGAGAATTTTTAAAAAATATGTATATGTGGGATAAGATGTGT